TCTACTAAAATCTCTTAAATAAGACTTTCTACCTGAATCAAGTTGTGGATTTTGAAATATAAAACTTGTTATAATAAAATCATAAGCCTTTTTTTGAAAATCTGTTGTATTTCTTCCTGCTGTTAATATGTCTATGCTCTGTAGTATTTTTTGATTTACGGTGAATTCAACAACGTTTCCAGTAGAAGTTGTTATAACTGAATCTAAAGTTCTATGATATCCGGATGATTCATTTACGTCTATACCAAAGTTAGCCAACATTTGATTCCAGAAAGTTCTACCTGTATCAGTTAAACCTTTTTCCTCTTCAGATCTAAACCCAGATATATCTGGAGTAAATATTTTAGTTTGAGTTTCGGCTGGCATGTAGAATGATAGGTTGCTACCGTTTGTCCATTCTCTGACTACGTTAGTTGTAAACACTTCGTTCTTGTAGCCAAGCAGAGCGTCGTTAACAATCTTAGAAGGAGATACGCCAGCTTGAGCTGACAATCTATCGGAGGCTGCCTGAATTCCTCTTAGATCATCTTGAGTTACTTCTCCATCTCTATCAGTGTCAAGCATTGCTTTTGCAATATCTTGAGTGTTGCTGCCCTCTTTGCCAAACATTAAGAATTCTTCATTTATGTAATTATGGAGAGCGCCAGCTGCTTTACCCATATACTGCCTAAATTTACCCCAATGAATAGCTTGGTTAAAGTCATTGAGCATTGGTAAGAATGGTTTATGGTTAAAGTTATATAGATTTAATGTAACGACTAACGCAAATGGATAACTTGGTATTGTCGAAATCGACATACCATGTAATGCAACCCCCGTTATTCCGTATACAGAATTTAAATAATGATTTCTAACTGGAAGGAATGGCGCATACTTAAACGCAGCAACTAGTCCTCTTAGGGATGATAAAAACTTATCTATCTTTTCTTCATTGTCACCATTACCGCTAAAGTCTATTGTGAAGTTATCCTTTAGTGTAATTTTTGAAGCGTCTTCAATTGATATTCCCCAAATTTCTTCGTAGTTAGGGAAAAACAATTGCATGCTAATAGTTGTATGCTTATATCCTGAATTAAACTTTGGGCTATTCTTTTGTCTTAGTGCGCCTTCGCCCATGCTACTTGTTTTAAATTGAGTTTGAACATCAATTCCAATTGGTGGAACATAAAAATTAGCTGCTCCCAATCTAAGATGGAATATGTCCGGAGAAGATGGTGGGATATTTTGTCTAAATGGAAATTCTGAAATTGCTTTTTCTATTCTTTGACCAGTATTAATTAAATCCCATGCGCCAGTAAAAATATTTTCACCATTTACTTGACCAAGAGATGCCATCAAATCATTTAATATTGCCTGGCCATCATTAAGTGGATCTTCTGAACCACCGCCTTTCCCATCATTTGAATAGTCAGCGGTTACAGCTAATGCCGTAAAGAAAAAATTAACTAGTTCTGGGAAATACCTGTAAATAGTAGCTAATGTTACAGGATCCCTAGATAGCCTTTGTAGCACTACAGTGAGCTGTTGAAGCCAACCGGTATCTCTTACTCCGTCTAATACGTTTGCTGCACCTGCGCTACCCTTAACTCTGTCAAGAGTAGACAATCTAGCTCTACCATATGTTTGCATTGCATCGATATAACTTAATAAATCAAATAAGCCCGATGCTTCAATTTTATCAAATAGAGATTTTTGATAAGTGTCATTTAATTTAAGTATATCTACACTTGGAGATGCAACTGCTATAAACTGATTAACATAATTATCCTGTAAAGCTCTATCGTAAACAAAACTTGCATTGTTTTTTCTTACTAAGTTTTCATAATAGGCGGAAATTGAGGAATAAGAACTATCAGAATTATCAAAACCAACTATAGCTGCTCCACGCCTTATAAACTCTTCTAAGGCCAGTTGCCTTTCAATAGTGGGACCAAGTGGATCTTCCTCAACTACTGGAGGTTCTTGAACATCTTCTGGAGTTTGCGGTATTTCTTCTGGGTTGTCACTGCCTATATTAAAATTTTTTACTCTCTCTGCAATGAAGCTTACCATTATTGAGGCTGACTCTATGAAGTGCCAGCAACCGTTGGCATTAGAGTAAGGGGCGCCATACCATGCTTCAAATGCTTTTGCATAAGCTGCGTCTGTTAGATCAACATTCTTAGTTGGTATTTTTTTATCAAACTTCTTTAGGATATTATTAATTATATAATCTACTGGATTTTCGCCAGTTCTTGTATCTTGCTTTTTAATTGCTCTAATTAAAGCGGTTCGCAAAGCAATGTCGTTGAAATCAGGTGGAGCAATGTAGGCACCTGACGGTAATTGAATATCTTCCCATACGCCTATCGTACCGATAGGGCCAACCCAAACTTGCTGCAATTTAGCCAGGGCTGCTGTTTCAATTATATTTGAATTTGCATTCAAGGCTAACTCAGAAATCTGCAAAAAGTAATCGGTTGCTTGTTGCTTAGTGGTAAACTTTTCTTTTATATAATTGAATGCTTGTTGATTTATAGTCATAGATACTACCTAAACATTCCTTCTATTTTACGCATTTGCAACAATCTGTCTCCAGAAGAATTTCTTTTTAAAGCACTTGAATAGTTATCTATTATAGCAGAATTTTTTATATTATTTGAATTATTTTTAAATGTTAAAGGATCACCACTAAGTGAGTAACTTTTTTTATTATATCTTGCTTGTTGATTAACCGGGTTATCGTAACCTGCTCCATTAGATTGGATATAGGCTGGAGATGAATTCATGTATCCCTCATAAGATCCTTTTAGTGGATCAGATGGGACTTGTGATTCTGGAGAATATCCCTGTATGCTCGGTGACCTTGAGTCATTAGTTTTTTTAGCTAGACCGTGAATTAACTATTGCACCAGCTGGACCAGAGTTACCGCTGTTAGCTTTTGGTCCAGAAGCAGCTGCAACTAGGTTGGCATTAGCATTAGCTACGCCACCAGATCCAGTAGGAACATTATCAGCCATAAAGTAATTTATCCTTTAATTTAAAATTAGAAAGAACCCGCTATATCGTCGTAAGGATTACGTCCTAAAGAAGGGAGGCCATCATGCATAGTACCTTGGATATTTCCATTTGTTACTAATCCGCGCTCTATTCATGAATTCTTCTATCTTATCTTGATCTCCATTTACCGATATATTATAAGACATTCCTTGACCATTTTGGGAAATTGGCGCGTCAGAGAACTGCATAGGATCATTAGGTATTCTTTCATACGGGTTTCCTCCAGGCAATAGTGGTGGACCAGACATAGCTTCTTGTGTGTGTTCTTTTTTGTTAATTGAACCAAATATTGCTAGTCCAGTAGCAATTGCAGCTACACCAGCTATTTTTCCTTTATTTTTTAATGCCCCTTCGTACAACTCTCTCATTTGTGGTGACTTCATAAAGTCTTGAATTCTTGTGTACTTTCCAGGAGCAACAGTAGCTGTATCTGAATAGCTTGAGGCAATCGCTTCTCGAGCTGCTCTGTCTGCCTTGTCTTCTGCTTCACGAATAAATTTTCGTCTTCCGCTTATCATAGACTCTATTGCTTCATCTATTGTCCCTAAAGATTCATCAGCTTTATCACCCCTTAAACCAGGAGTAATTACCCCTTCTGCTGTTACTTCACCACCCTCTAAAAGAGCGTTAAACTGCTGATACACTTCTTGTCCTTGTTCTTGTAGTGCGGTATATCTTCTTCTAATTGACCCTAGCAATCTTATTCTATTTGAAACTTCTTCTGCAATTTGTTCTTCTGTTTTTCCGGTAGAGGCGCTTCTAATTCTTTGTGAAATAATTGCCTCTGCTTCTAATTCATCTCCACTAAATGCAAGAAAGTCTTCTAAGAATTCAATGTCTATTGATGATCCAGTCATGTTATCTAAAACTTCTTGAATTTCACCTGGATTAACTAATTTTGGAATACCTTCAAGTATTCCAATTTCAGCGTTTTTTGCAGCGTTTTTATCCACCTTAAGTAGCTTTGATAAAAAGTCTTTGTCCATTAAATTTTCTTGATCTATTAATTTTAGATCAGTTGTTTTATCTCTAAGCGCTTGTATTAATGCCACCATATCATCAGTTTGAGTTTTTGCAAATCCCCCAGTAAGCCTTAGTTCATTATTGGTTCTAACAAAAGAAGCTAAAGTTTGAAGTGAAAACTTCTCCATTCCAGGTACGGCAATTTCGATTGCTTCGTCAGATATAAGAGCGTTTTCAAGCATTATCCCCATACTTCTGCGAACTTCTTGGATCATTCCAGGATTTGAAATACGTGTTGCGTTTTTCATTTCTTCTATTTCAAACAATAATCTATCCATAACATCTTCTGGTCTGTTAAACTTTCCTGGTTCAGATTGAAACCTTTGTATATGGGCAGTAAAAAATTCTTGAAGACCTGTTCTGGCTTCTTGTTGCGCAAAATCATTCGATGCCGTTAATCTGTCTATGATATTTGATCTAAGCTCTTCATACATTTTTGGCGATTTTATTTGCCTCAGTGCCTCAAGTTCACCTACACTTGCTAATCCTTGATCAACTAAAGAACCTGCTAATTTTGATCTTTTGCTAAGTGTACGTCCATTAAATGTAATGTCTTCAATTTGTCTTAAAATTCTATTTTGAGCTACCATATTATCTAATGTATTTCCGTATTCTCCAGCTGTATCTTCTAGGCGACTTGTTATAACACCGGTTAACTCGGTCATGGCATCATTAAGCGAAGTTGTATCATATGCCCTTGCGAAAGCTTTTATTGGACTATATTGGTTGTAGGATACTCTTCCCATTCTTTGTTCAAATAGAATCATATCTTTATTGACACCTTCTAAAAGTTCAACTGGATCAAATATTCCATAGTTTGCTTTTGCTTCGCCTTCTAATCCAAAAAAATCTAAAAGCCTTAATTTAATTTCTTCCGCAGAAAGTGTTTTTCCATCAACATCTTCTATTCCAGCTTTTGGTAAATTTCTAACTTTTTGTATTGCACCAGTTCTTGATAAAGTTTTAGAGACAGCCGTACTTACTTCATCAGCGCCTTGAAGAATTGAATCTAAAACTGCATTAACGTCTCCCCTGCCAGCGTCGTCTAAAACTCCAGATAACTTTATGTGAGTGGAAAAATCATCAAAACCAACCATTCCTATTCCGCTGAAATCTATATCAGGGTATAACTCTTGTATAGCTCTTATTGCTCCTATTTGTTTTGCTGTATTTTTAACTAATGCAACTCCTACATTTTCTGATGTTAAGTTAATAAGTCCAACTAATTCTTGACTAAGCTCATCACCCCTTGCAAGTATCTTATTTACAACTTCTTGTGTGTTATTAGGATTAATTTTTAGCCCAGCTCTTTCTGCTAAAAGGGCTAAATCATCAGATTCATCTTCTGATATAAGTGAAAATAAAGCAGTGCCCAAACTTTTTTGAGCCATTTCTTCAGAAAAACCAGCTCCTCTAGTAAGATTATATGACATTACTAAATCTGAGTTTGTTGCAGTTAGATTTATTTTCATATCCGCACCAACTGCTGCGTCAATTGCACCTTCCGGATTAAAGACTAGCGATGTTGCAGCTTCAAGTCCTGTAGCAAGTTCCTCTAGATCTACAAGTCCATACTTTTGTGCATGTTGTTTTATTCTGCCGATTGCTGCAAGCCTCTGTTCTTCTGATGACACCGCCCAACCAAGTCTATTAACGTACTTACCTAATTCACCCCTAGGAGAAGATAGCGCAGCAACATTAGACCTTTGGAACATTGCGTCAAGGGCTTCTTTAACGCCGAAGTACTGCTGTCTCATCTCCCGCCTTAGTTCCTTCTCTATAGAGCATGCCAGACATTCTTAAGGCAAAGCCCATAGGACTAAGAGCCTTTTCGCCTAAAGCTACAGACATCTTTTCAAATCCTTCTTGATAAGCTCCTGAACTCATTCCTGGAATCGAATCGTAAACATTACGAATTGATTGAATAAAAAGATCATCCCTAGTAGGAGAAGCTGCACTGCTCATTATTTGAGTTAAACTGCTTTGTCTATAGCTCGCTATGAGACCAGCTTCTCCAGACTGGAGTATTTCATCTGCACTTAGCTTCAACATTGTTCCAGCTTGTGTTGAGGCAGCTTTTTTGGTTATAGCTTCTGATGTTCCTCCAATATTAAAATATTTATACTTTACACCAGCAACTCCTTTTCCACCAGCAGACATGTGTTGATTGGCAAAATCGTCTACGCCAATACTAGCTTGACCTTCAATTGTGTCCCATTGAAAATTTGTAACAGTTTTATCTTCTCCGTTTAAATCAACTAATTTGAATATTGCTCTTTCTAAATCTTCTTGAGTTACATCTCCAGCTGATTGTTTAAATTTTAATGCTACATCTTTCTGCCCATGTGCTAAAGAATTTAAATATTTAAATATTTTTTCTTCTCTACTTAATTTTTCCATACCCAACGCAGATGGTTGACCACTTAAATCAGATGATAAACCAAGAACAAATCCACTTCTATTATTTATCATATCCGACACTGCATTTGATACATTTCTAAACTTTTGACCCATTTGCGTTTCGTCGCCAAACATTCTCATTATTGTTTCTTCATCTAAATAAGGTGACATTAACGCAAATTCTTGAGGTCCAGTTGGTTGGCGCCAAGCAAAAGATACAAGCTTTCTAACACCTTCACTATTTTTAATTGATTGTAAATTAGTTATCCATTTATCGTCTAAGTCGAATCCACCACCTGCTTCATATAAACCTAAACTTGTTGAAGCAATATCTGGGACAAGCATTTTGTGTCCAATGTGCCTAAACCTAAACAAAGATAATTCATCACCAGTTGCAGATGTAAATCTGCTAAATGTAGTATCGTCTGTTACTCCTAGGACTTTACTACTAGCACCTCTTGATATTCTTCCTTCGGTATCTATAGCTTGTCTTTGTGCATACGGCATTGCAAAATTAAATATTTCGACATCTTTTACCGCTCCACCAACATACCTCTTATATGTCTTACCAGTTCTAAACACTTCTCGTTGAGCTTGATTTAGAAGTTGGTTAGCAACTTCTGGTATTTCATTAACTCTTACTTGTCCAGATGATAAAACTTGCTGTAAATTTCTTGCATTAGTTCTAATTCTGATTGCATTTTCTCTGCTACCAAATCTTTCAGCTAATTGCTCTAGATCCATTCCTTCTACATCAAGTGTTGCGTCGTTTAATATAGATCTTCTTAATCTTTCGCTTACAACCCCTTCAGAGATATTCTGTATTTCTGCCTTAAGATTTTCAGCCGCTTCGCTAACTTGCCTTCTAAAATCTTGACCGTATTGTTCTCTATGAAATATCATAGCCTGAGGTTCACTATAAACCATATCTCTACCATGGCCAGTATTTATTTGCATGGTTAATTGTTGACCCACGTGAGGTCCCAAGGCTTCACTTCCAGGAGCGTTCATTCTACCAAAACTAATTTCTTTTTTAAACAACTCAGAAGAACCAGCTCCCATATATCCAAGTCTCGCTAAACGTCCTTCTATTTTTCCTGTTATTAAATCAAATACAGATTTACCTTGTCCTTTACCAATAAACATTCTAGCTGTATCATGTTTAAATTCTCTTAAAGCTAATTTTCCTCCACCTAAAAATTCATCAGAATTAGTTACAATTCTATCTAATTGAGTTTTAAAACTAGAAATATTAGCCGTAAGCTGCATTGCTTCATCGCTACCTTCTGCATACGTAGGCAACAATCTTTTTGCTTCTTCTATTGAAGCTTTTAAACTTTCTGCGTGTTGCCTGAATGGGACGCCCGTAACAAATCCAGAACCATCATCTATTTTTTTCATTTCCCCTAGTGCGTTTACATACCTTTGGTATTTACCCTTTAGCGCTGGATCTACCCCTTCTTGTCCAGCTGCTTTTTCTATTCTTGATATAATATCATCTAAAGAAATTTTTTGATTTTTTTTGTCTGCAATAGTTTCTCTAAATTGAGATTGTATTATATTTGCAAATTCATTAAACTCTTCATCTCCAGATAAACCTTGTAGTTCTAAAGCTGAACGAAAAAACTGTTGCCCGGATTGAGAAGTTTCACCCTCCATAACAATACGAGTTCCAAGTCTTTCCCTTAAAACTCCCCTTCTCGCTTCATCTGTAAGAGAGGGGTTACCCAATAGAGAGTTAGTGTAACTTTCTTCTAAACCAAAAGCTTTTAGTGTTGTTTCTAATGCCGAATCAAAAAATAAAAATGATTCTTCAAAAGTTTTTGGAGCGGCGTTTTTAAATCTAGTGTTTACTCTTGTAGACAGATGATTAACCATGTCACCAATTCCCTCTTGGTTGATAACGGTATTTCTTTCTACAAGACTCTGCCACTGTCTTTTTGGCGCTTTAGAAATTTGACCACCCAATATTCTTTCTACGTCTTTTCCAAGATTAGAAGATCCATCAGAGTTTAATGGATCTATAAGTTTTGACAATCTTTCCACATTGAAAAATTGAGTATCAAGTGCATTGAACAAAGAAACTGTTTGTTCTCCAGTTAAATATTTAAAACCATCATCTGTTTCATAGCCGACTCTAAGTAGTATGGCGGAACCGTCTCTAGAAGCTAAGTACCCCGGTGGTGCCATTTTACCTGTTCTCAACATGTATTCTGATCCCATAATATCATCTACTAAATCTGGATAAGTTAAAGGATCGTCATAAAGCAAGGCCATTTGACTTAGTGTTTCAGGCGTAGTGTCTGAATATCCAATTCTAAATAGTTGAACGTTTTTTCCTTCAAGTTCGCTAAGCACTTTGTGTCTTGATTTAAATGCCTTTGCTTCTGGATTGTCTAATCTTAGGTATTCATTAATGTTATAAGTTAAGTCAGACAAAGGACCAAAACCAGATGGATCCGAAGAAAGAACTCCTCTTGTTCCAGTAAATGTGTTTACTTCAGAAATACCAAATTGGCTAGTTCCAAGTATCGTTAGATCTGAAGCTTCGTCATATCTTCCAGCTATTGCCTCTTCTAAGGTTTCGTAAACTTGTCCAGTTATAGAGTTGATTAAATTCTTATTATCTTTATCAAATCTTACTAACCCTCTTGCGTAAATATCTTGTTTTTTTACAATAGAACTAGGTATCTCGCTTATCTTCCTACCAAGACCTCTAGCGTACGGTGATAGATTTTTTTCAACCATTATATTAACCTCTTATTCCAGCCATGATATTTACTGAACCTGGATTTGAATTATTCATTACTGGAGATATGTTTCCATTAATGCCCATATCAAACATTAATCTTTGTAGATTAGATCTAACGTCTTCTGGCGAAGAATTACTTTGCCCAAACATTGGATAACTAGGATTAACTAAATTTGCTTCTTTTATTTGTTGTGGGAAGTAACCCATCTGAGACATTTCAAGTCCCATTGACTGACCCATTTTTATTTTTACGTGTTCCATATTTGTGTTTGGATGCCATACCTCGGAACCAGGTCCAGGAAGTTCATGTCTAGTAAAATAATTTACTAGATCCGGTTTTCTCTCTACTGGCATTCCCCAGGCAGCTTCGTATATTCTTCTTTCTAATCTTCCAGCAGTAGATAATATTCTACCTCTTTCACCCTTCGGTGCTTCAAGCATTGCTCTAAAGTGTTCTCTTTTTCTTTTTGGTATTGCTGCCGCTAATTGATCTATTGATTTAGTATTTAGATCTGCACCATACATTGTTTTCTTGCTGGCAAGCATGAACTGTTTTGCTGAATCTATATCTCCAACTTTTTCTGCTCTAGCTGCAGCTGTTCTGTTTTTAACATAAGTTAAAATATCAACATACTCTTCAAGTGCTAATTCTTTTTTTCTATTTATTGGAATGTATCTAGTTTCTTTCATTTTCTGAAGAGCTGAATAGCCACCCGTTGTTATTGCACCAACAGTTGCAAGCGCTGTTTGCATTCTCTTAGTTTTACCAAATGAACCAAATGCGATTGCACCTATTCCAGCTGCTAATACTGGGTTTCTTTGAGTGCCCTTATAATAGATTGGCTTAATAAAACTTTCAACTGGATTTTGCCATTCTGGGAATGTTGAACCGTAAACATTTCTTCTTTCCCAATCTTCAGTTGCTGTTTTTTCACCAGTAAATTTATTGTTAATAAAGTTGTCTGTATGTAATATTGATTCTTTTATCGTTCTTATTGGATTAGCTATTTTATCAATTGTCGAATAATCTGTATAAGGACTAAAATCAGTTTTACTTTGCTCTATTGCATTTAATTGAGCTCTTATTTGTCCAACTTTAATTCTTTCATCTTCACCTAATCCAATTTTATCTATTCTTGAATTTAGTGCTCTAAACTCTTTTGAATATGGAGCTACGTCAGCAAGAATATCTAATTGATTTACTGCGCCATATCTTCCACTAGAGTCTGAATAGATTCTATTAAATCTTTCGTACCCTACACCAGGTAATCTTAATTCACCTTCTTTTACTTTTGTAAATGGATCGCCTGTAGTAAAGTCTATAAAGTTACTGCTATTAGGAAGGAATGGATACTTCTCACCCATTGTATTCTTAATAGGGTTAATAAAATTAACATTAGTTCTTTCTTTTGGAATAAATCTTCTTATTATTTCAGAAGCTTCAATATTTCCAAGAGCGCCTTCAGACTGGAGAGGTACGTCACCTAAACCACCTAAATTTAAATCCCAAAAAGCCCTAGTCGTACCATAGGCTTTTGATGCAGATTGAAGTACTGATTTATCTGGTTCAAAATCGTATGATCCAAAACCAAGAGCTGATCTTATATTTCCACCAGCAAAACCATATATACCAAATGTTTCCTGCAGTCTGTAGCCAAGTTCTCCAGATAAGAATTCATTACTTCCAGATCTTATTGGCATCCCTGCTGCAACAATTTTTGCTGGCATAATGCCAGGTCCTGCTGGTGGACCAAATTGAACTGGTTGCACCTGCGAAGAAACAGGAACTCTTTGATACGCTGCAGCAGCTAATGCGTCGTTTTGAGCTCCAGACTGACCACGAATTAATTGTCTTGCAGTGTTTAGCGATCCACTACTATTAGCCAATGTTTGGTTTGAGCGAGAAATATTATAAGATCCAGATATACCTCCAATTGGAGATGATGCGGTTGCTCCAGCATAATCTGAAAGTGGTGATATAAATCTAAGTGGTTTTCCACCGTAAGGTGCTGGACGAGCTGCTGGGTAACTAACAGCTGGATCTCTTTGTTCTACGTAACCAACGTTGCCAGGAGCCTCTTGAGGCATGTAGGCTCCGCTGGCACCAACTGGTACGTAACTAGATAAGGCCCTATCTAGCTCTTGCTTATGCATTACCTTTTGTGGTTTTAGAACTCTTCCTATTGTTGCATTTAAGATTGGTACAGCTGCACCAAATGGGCCAGAAAAATATTCTCCAGTTACAGGGTACGGTCTGTCTTCATAATGTTTTTTTTCAAATCTATAAGGATCTAATGGTCTTAAAGGAGAAAAGTCATTGTAGTACAACATCTTTTCCATTGGACTACCATAGGTGTCGGATGTAAACATCGCCCCACCCTGCAATCTCCTATACCAAGAAGGCCTATAGTATTCTATCTTTCCGCCGCTAAACTTAGTATTACCTAATGGCCAAAATCTTCCTTTTCTAATCGGAACTTCACCAGTTAGTAGCTGTTGCCTTTTTTGTGAATATCCCATTCCACCAGGTACAACTCCCGATATAGCGGCTTGAGCTTCTACTCCGACTCTAGCTACCCCACCTAAAACAAATGGAGAATATACTCTTTCTCCTCTTTCATCTTTAGGTTGAGTGTATCCACCAATTGTTCTATCTACAGCTAAAGCAGTAGTTCCAATTGCCACTGCTGGAAGAACTCTCTCTGCATTCATTCCCCTAAAGTACATATCTAGAGGGCCGTGGAAATTATCTGCGTCTAAGCTTGAACCAACGGTACCAAAGTATCTATTTAATCTATTAAAACCATGTGAAATTGGAACAGACGCTAAAGAAAAACCTTCTTCATTTCCATATGTTTTAATTCCAGCTGCGCTTAATAATGCGGCTTTTGGATTTCTTTTAAGAGCTGTACCAAATGTTGGAACAAACGCATATGTTTCTGGGCCCGATTGTCCAGATAAAGGGCTTGCAGTAGGCTTTTCAACATACTTGCCCATTCCTAAATTCTTTTTAAATACAGCAAATGGTTTATTTATACCAATTTGAGAAACTAATGAAGACTGACCAGTGGTAACTATATTACCTTGAGTATGAGGATCTAATAAAGATTTTAGAGAAATATCACTTAATAATTCTCTTGTTCGATTAAATCTTTGTAATGGGTTTTGTAAAGCTCCTGTTAAATTTTCTTTTGTTCCTGGATTAAATTTATATGTTTCAAATGCTGTTAAGTTAAATATAGTAGATAGAGCAGAAGCTTGTGCTTCTGCTTTTTGTGCTGATGATATAACTCCCTTTGTAGCTAAGTCATCAATTGCAGAAGTAACGTTCTGCATTACAGCTAGTGGATCTCCAGAGAGTATTGACTTTCTTTCTAGAATATATCTAAACACTTCCGAAGACATTTCATCGCCTCTAGTCACAATGCTAGATGATTTTTCAAACATTCTAGATTGTTGCGAGAAATCATCTATATCTGCAAAAGATTTAATTCTTGCAAAAGCTTTACTTACATCTTGATACCTCTTTAGGTCAGCTGGATTTCTTATTGATTTTCTTTGAGCTTCTAAAATTGATTCCAAAGAATCAGATACTCTTCTTGCCTGAGCTGGAGTTGATATTTTAGTAATATCATCAACGCTTAACCCTGCAAGATCGGTTGGATCAAAAGAACCTGATTCAAGCACTGTTCTTTGCACTGACTTATTAGTTCCATAACTTAATTGCCTATTTGCAAATCTAGTAAATGCTTCCATTAACTGAGAATGCGATGCTACTTGTGCTCCCGAATCAACATCAAGTAAGTTATATCTAGCTATTTCTCCAGCGTCATCTAACTCTGTACGTAACTGTAAATTCTTTTTTCTTCCAAATCCACCAATTGAAAATGTTTCATCTACATTTCCAGAAATCAATCTGGCCATTACAGCGTCGTTTTCTACGTCTGCCTGTCTATTTACTAGTCTTCCAAAAAATCTAAATAAAGAATTTGGTTGTTCATCTGCGTAGTCTAAACGCTCTCTAACTTTTCCTAAGATTCCAGTTGCAGTGCGCGATTGAACAGTTCTTTCTCCAGCAGCTAGTTCTGCTGTGCTTGTAAACATTGATGAAACTGATGTTGAAAGCGGCCTATATGTTCCTTCTAAAGCCGTAGCAGTAGTACCGGCAGTATGACCGTACAGTCTTCCCTTTGTGCCTAAAAATCCACCAGTACTATGCCATGTATAAAAATCTGCTTTAGATCCTTTAACGAAAGGTTGATTTGCTGCTCCTGAAGTTACTTGATATCTTCCAGCTTTTGCCATCCCAGCAAAATCTTTATAGCCCAACATTTGCATCGGGTTAATTCCAATGATTGGAACTTTTGTTTCAGTAGCTAGCGCTTCTGTAACTTTTCTAATTCCAGATCTTATTGGATTAAAGTTTACTACTTGGTTACCAAGCGTATAATAACCTTTAACATTACTTAATGTGGTTTGAGTAGCAGAAGATTTAATTGTATTTAATATACCTAACTCTTCACTAGTTCCACCCAATATATTTCTAGTTAAAGAATCTTGAAGTTTTCCTGCAGGTATTTGATCTGTAATCGTTTTATACGCTTGTTCTTCTCTCTTTAAGAAATCGTCTACGGTAAGACCTTTTAATCCAAAAACTCCTGCCAGTCCAGATGTTGGACCAGCAACCATTTCTTTGTTATTCATTAGATAGCCTCTAAGCTGTGAGGCGTTTCTAATGTCTATTCCACGAGCACCTAATGCTTTTGCTAATTGATTTGGGTCTCCTAATGTTGATTCATCTAATCCAAATACTTTTCCAGCTCTTTTAGCCATTTCAAGTCTAGCTTGAGATGCTTGAATTGAATCTCCAGCTGAATCAAGGAAATTTAATCTGTTTAATTTTTGTGGTTTTAATACAGAAGAAAAAACTTCTTTTTCAAAAACTTCTCTAGCTGAACTGTGTGCTGCATCTATATTTAAGCCAACATTTAATCCACCCCTTGCAGACTGTTTATACAGAGATTGGTCAACTTTATTTACAGCTGATCTTAGTTTTTCAGCGTCAAATGTATCTGGTATTGGATTATTTTTTCCATATTTTCCAGAATTAAATCTAGTAATTAATTGACCAAAGAAATCTTCTCCAACAATTTCTTCCTTACCCATCCCCAATCTTTCGGTTGGGCTAATGTATTCCTTAATGGGTGAACCACTCTTCTTAGAAGAAATTGATCTATAGATATCATCACTAACTTCAAGTGAAGAGGAAAATTTTTTAGCAACGTTTTCGTCTAGCCCATTAGCTATTAATTGCTTTTCTAATCTGCTCTTATATGCACCTTGTCTTAGCATCTTTATAAACGGTGTTGATGCTGAACTTCCACCTGTTTTAGTGTTAAATTCTTTTAGCAGACCAAATACATCTGATGATCTTTTTCTTTGTATATTTAATATTGATTCACCAAGTGAAGAGTTAATTGCCTTAGCGCCTTCTGTTGTCGCTTTATCAACTCCAAGAATTTTTCCAAAACCTTTTTGTATTTCATTCCAATTTGTTCCTGGTTTATCTAGAAATGACTGAGCAAAAGATAGCTTTTGATATTCTTCATGTGCAGATTTAGCACCCTGTCTAACAGCTTTATAACCAGGAATTAGATCCAACATTGAATCTATCTGTGTTCCCTGTAGTGGTTTACCTACGTCTACTTGATTTAATTTTGTTTTATCACCCTTGTATATATCTTTAGCTAAGTTTTGTATGACTTCTCTTCTAGATGGTTTAGGTATCCCAGGAGCTGGAGTAGAACCATGTCTTTGTGAATAAAGAGCTGCTACTGGGTTTTTGTGAATATCTGTCATTGCGATAAATGCACTTGACAAAGCTCCCGATGATCTTTCAGAAAATTTAATTGACTTATCTAATACGCTAAATAAATCGTGACCAACGCCTTCAAGCATTCCTTTTAAGTTTAAGGATTTTTCATATATGGCGTGCTTGACAGTGCCTGCGGATAAGTTTGAAAAACCCGTGGCGTTTGTCGCCATGAGCCTTTCTTGTGCTGTTCTATAAAAATTTAATGAGCTTTCTTTTGCTGCGCCAGCTGCAGCCGTTGGTAGCATGAATCCACCCATTTGGAACAAGGTTGTCTTAGCTAAATCTTTAGCTATATCTACACCCCTAGATGGGTCATACCATTTCTTTTTTGGTCCAGTATCTTGTTCACCGCCACCAAATAGCGGCTTAGTTATGTATTTATCTGCCGCATAAAAAGCTGGAACTTCATAAGGAAGTCTTCTAGCTTGACGCACCAACCTCTGTTGAAGTTCGTCTCTATAGTGCCAAGTAGCAGTCGATGATGCTCCTCTACCTTCAGCTCTAAATGCATACCCGGCATTGACAACACTTTTATGCCCTTCGTAGCCAGTTGAAAGTTTCCCAGCGGAATCAAAAACTAATTTTGTTTTTCCTTCTTCTAAACGAGTAACACCTTCAAGTTCGTCAAGAATACTTCTTGCTTTCAATAAGCCGTAATTAGCCCTAGATATAAAACTGCCTTCAGCAGATGTTGCCGCTCTTTCGGTAAGGGCTTTTCCGTATCTTTAAGCCACCACCTCTTAAGAATTTTCCAGCTACAGTAGCTGCAACACCAGTTGCAATCATGGCCGAAGCCATCTTTACTAGTGGTCTACCTTCTAGTGCCCTGCTGACATAACCAGAATCTGGGGATGGACCATTCTGTGTGTCATCTCCGGTAGTAAACTCTCTGGAAGTTACACCAAATCCAATATTATGGATTGGTCCTTTATCTCTCTGCACTGGTCACCCCCTTTTATGCTATCTGCCCATACCCCATAGTTTTTGAGCAATAGGGTCATTATATGTTGCAGCTCCCTCAACCTTAGATGCGTTGTGCCTAGCTGCTGATTGAGCCTCTTTTTCTCTTTCTTCTTGAGGATCAATTAGTGATAAGGTTACATTAGTGGATTCTATTCCAGCAATTGCTTGCTGAACTTCAATTATTTTTTCAGCTAATGCGACTCTTTCTGCTAGTTTTGAATACGTTAACGAGTCTAAAAATTCTGGAGTATCTGTATGTATAGTAGCCAGAACAAAGGCTTTCATTAAGCCTCTAACATGATTAGCTATTACTCTTTTTTCTTCTAAAATTCGTTTAGCTGTTCTTGCTGAGGCAAAGCCGGAAAATTCAATTATTTGCTCAGCCAAAGAGCTTATTGCTCCAGGTGGAAACTTATTTAAATCAAAATCTTCAGGATAAACTACTGATGCTCTAATGATTTCATCCTCTGCGTCTGCAGAGGAAATACCTTCAGTACCCTTATATGCTGCAACTTTATCGAACTCAGAAAAAGTTAGCTCTTTAAATACTATTTCAGATCCGTTTTATTTTGGTCTGAAATATTGAGCCGTGTTTTTTCTTTAATTCAAAAAGAATCCCTGCATCTAACATCTTAGAGTTGTCTAACCTCTAGGGCAACGAATCCAGAAGCCTCTAGAACTTCTTGTGAGATTAATGATGGAAGACCGGCCATGTCGCCAGTAAGAGCTTGCTTATCGTATGATGGGAATAGAATGCAGAGTTCTGAGATTGCTTCTTCGTTCCACATATTTGCTTCTGCGTTTGAAAGCTGTCCAGCTTGCATTAAGGTTTCCATCTTTTTAACAAGTTGCTTGTATTCAATTCTAGAAAGAACTCTCCAAATAATATGTTTATCAAATGAAATAGAAGTTACGTATACTTCACCGTATTGCTTCTTCCATGCTTTGATCTGTCCAGCTGTAGGACCATTATCGAAGATAACTTGATCATCTGCTAATTCTTCAACCGTTGTAGCTTGCTCAACAGGAATTTGCTCATCTGAATAATCTGATACAACGATGTCACTATCTTGTGGTTCGTCAGTTTCTAAAAAAATTTCAACTGAATCAGCAGATAACTCTTCTGCCATTTCATTATCTTGTCTAACTACAACTTTTCTTTTCTGAGACATTGTTTCTCCTTATTTCGTTTCAAATTACATTATATCACATATATATTAAAATTATTATCTTGACTCAGTACTTTCAGTCCTGTTTACCAATGGACTTTCAACCACTGGTTTTGTGGCATTTGTTGCCTGTGGTTCTGTTGAGACAAAGGTCTTACCAGTATATGGATTGAATCCAGATTCGGCTTCGGTGAGATAGAAATCTCTTGCCACAAAGCTATAGGTTTCTATTAAAGGCGACCCACCACTTTGATATTCCGTGCTCATTTGCATTAAATGTACGTTTTGTAAAACAATCTTCATTGGGGTTTTATTGTCTGACATTTTAACTTTTCTTTCATTTATGTCAGTTGATATTATCCTATCCAAGTTATCTCTTTGCTCCATAGAGGCCGTAGAAGCGTTCTCAGTGACTCCTACGGGGCTCAAACTTGATTCCTCTACACCATACACTATAACAAAGTTAAATGGAGGGTGAGCGCTAAAAATATTATGCTGACCATCTGCCGAAGATGTGCTTATCGCTGGATCAACAGTGATTCTATCCAATTGACTATTGGCCCAATATTTTTGTATATTTTCCTCATCTGTTCTTGATTCATTTTGTGATCTTAAAACAGATACAACTCCAGAGGTATCTGATTTGCCCGATGCAGAAAAACTTCTAACTCTTGCTGCCTCTTCTAAGAGGTGTGTCATTCTTCTTGGATACCTTGAATATAGAGAGAACTGACCAGTTATTATTCTTGAACCATTCATCATGGCATCAAAGTTGTAGGACCAAAATCCGTAGACTGCTTGTTTTTCTTGTTTAATTAAAAAACCAAATCCAGCTATATCTAGTTCATCTTTTGGATCAAACAAACCATCGATGTATACCCTTACATCTTCTCCAGAAAAAAAGTAATCATAATAATTACTAAAGCGAGGGTCTCCAGAAGTTTTACCACCAGACCAATAAAGATCTAATTCTGCGGAAAGTGGATCAAATGTTCCATTTTTATTTCCTAAACCAGGATTAGTTGAAACGGTATCTTGGTATGGAATATAACCACTAAATGGTCTATATGGAACAGCTCTATATGGACTTGTCATACTTAAACCCTAAACGATGGTAGGAGGTGAATATATTCTTTCAATAAAATTCTTATAATCTTCGACTCTATCTCCAAATGCATTTGTAGATATTCTTAATCTTTCATTTTGCTGAGCCTGATACCCATCTGGATACCTAAGGTCATCACGAGCCGTATCTAATTGTACCAGAGGCTGCAGACCCCTAGCCATATATGTGTAGGTTTGCTCTGTAATTAAGTCGTCTATGGACATAGTACCGCCTTCATCAACAAGCGTAACACCGAATATTTTCATTTTTGCCGCTAAACCATATTCGTTAAAGAATGTAAATACAATGTCAAATGGTGGTAGCATGTCAGCCAGAGGAGCGTAGTACCCCTTGCTATCTGAAAGTATTTTTCTATAACTTTCTATTCTATAAAAAGCATACTCGTTAAACTGAGTAAATATCATACTTCCTGCTATTGTTCTAGCACCTTTTACAAACCCTCTTGGATTTACGTGTCCAAGAGTTCTTATTGGGGAGTTTTCCCTGTGCATTGAATATGATATGGTTTGAAGTTCCGCCATTTCCAAGACGTCACCTTCATTAGAAATGAATCCGTTTTCTCCAATTTTAGGAATAATAATTGTAGCTGTGATGTCTGCACCAGAAAATGACATATCTGAAAATGGATCTGGAAGATTATTATTTCTTCTAAATTCTTTTACACCCTCTTCATAGGTAGAGAGTCTATTTTTTCTTGATGTTATAGTCGTAAGATTCGCTATATCTGATACATCACTTCTGTTAAATGCCATGTTATTCCTTAAAAATAAAATAGTGGAGGATTGGCCCTACACCAAGTCCTCCACTATTTAGTAACTACTATAATTATTTATTTATAATTATGGTCTAATTATCTCGCTGTTTAATCCACTTGAAGATACTGCTTCTTTGCTAATCAAAGAACCTAAATCTTCTGAGTTAAATCTATTAAGATTGTCCGTTGTAATCTTGTACATTGGACCGATTTCACGAGCAACATATGTCATTGTTTCTTCTATAACAATGTCATCCATCGAAGCTCCCGAACCTTCGTTTAATAGTTCAACGCCATAGATTGATCTAACAGCAGCCTGACCATATTCGTTAACAAATGTAATTGTAATGTCGAATGGTGGGATTTGGTCTGCGTAGTATGGTGTCTTGCTAACTACGTCTCTTGTTTGATTTGTTACTTCAGCAATACCTCTCTTGTGACTTGGATCGCCAGGAAGTGTATTATGAGCTCTTGTGAAAAACTTCATTTCCGAAGATGAGTTGTGATGTGTTTCAAGCATCTGGTACAGAGCTGGACGGTCGAATACTGTGAATATTAACGAACCAGCAATACCTCTTTTACCTCTTGAAAATGAACGTGGGTTTGGTGAACCCATTGTGTAAATTGGCGCCTTTTCTCTTGTCACTGAGAAAGTGATTCCCGAAAGAGCTCCGATTTCAACGCCACCAAAAGTGGCAACAATATCAGCACCAGAAAATGTTGTGTAAGTATTGAGATACTTATTTACTGGACTGTCGTAGTATTCGCCTGCCATATTACCCTCCTAATCGGTATATAAATTTGCAGTGTTTTTTATATAATATTAACCGAGCTCAACTGACATTTGTACTTCGATATTTCGAAGTTCAAACGCAGGTGTTATAACCAAGTCAATAAGTGCTTTATTTTCTTCAGCGATGTATCTAATGTTGAAATCGCTGTCTAAGATTGCGCCCAACTGCTGCATTCCTCTGAGTGATGCAGTGATTGATGTTTCCATTGAGTTTCTAACTTGAATGGTTGAAGGCTGACCAATGAACTTCTGGCAGCTTTGACGAACAACCAACATAGCTTCGTTAACGATTCTCAATGTTGTCAATCTTGTGTAGTCTGAGCTTGCTCCAGCAAAAGTTACACCATCTGTAAAGATTGGTGCTCTATTGAAGTTCAACATAATCGAGTTCACACCCTTGTTGGTCATTGCCAAAAGAGTTGTCTTGCTAGGATTATATCTCAAAGCTGCGATGTTGTAAACTGTCTTATTGATAGTTGAAGTATAGGAAGCCATTCTGCTGACTGCTGCTGCAAGTGCAGATGCGCCATTAGAATAACCCCATGCTGCTGGATAGTTTGCAGGCTTTAATTCTGCTCCAATTACTGCAACGTGTCTTCCAAGCTCCTTAGCAGCAACTGAGTTGTATGTTGTTGCTGAGTCTCTGTCTGAAAGATTTGTCAAAGCAAGGTGTGTTGAAACCTGACCAGGAGTCATAACATCATTTGCGCCAGTGTATGGCTTTGTTCCCATAACTGCGAAACATGGATGACTGTTTTCGTTAATTTCCTTAACTTTGTCAGCAATTTTTACTGCCCAGTTTTGGGCAATCGTTGTAGTGTTGTCTGCATGAAAGCCGTAGATCGTGTCCGAGCTTGCTGAGAAGGATTCAGAAGGAGTTGCCGCCCAAAGACCTGCTCTTGCACCGCTTCCCCAAGGAAGGATGATATCTGGTTGAGCTGCTTCAGCTGCAATAAACATTGCATCAAAAACGCTGCCACCAAAGTCTGAACTTGTTACGGCACCTGTGCTGTGATTCCATACGGTGTCACTTGGCAGTGGGACCATGTAGATTCTTTCTGCGCCTGCAGATACAAGTTCAAAAAATGCTCTGTGGCAACCTGAATTTTCGCCAAAAGCAGTTATTACATCTTGTTCATTTGTGCACAAAACGACGTCAAGGTCTGCAACGTTGCCTATACCGTCATCTGTTGTTCTTTTTGCAATTACTACAACTCTAGGTCCGACGGGACTATCCTGACGGGAGATGCTGTAGAAGCGGTCTTTAATTATTGTTTTTACACCTGGTAGAGCCATTAGATTTTTAACCTCCGAGTCACGGATTTATTGGATTAACTCGAAAGATATAGTAATGGGGTACCACTGAAAACTAACTACATTTACACATCCTGGTAAATATTATGAATTTGGGGTAGCGCTTTGAAAAAGATCTACGATACCCAGGCTCATTTCTGAGTTATACATTGATGTTGGAGTAGCTGCTTGCTCTATTAGGTCTTTTTCATAGGAAACCCATTGACGTATATCAGCCACAATTGATTCAATCTTATCAACTGCTGATACGTGTATTTTTTCAGTTGTTAATAAATATGTTACCGTTCTTTTGACTACGTCAGTTTGGTCCATATTTGTTTCGGTGTCTGAAACCCTTCTAGCATATACGAATTCTGACGCTCCCAATCTTTTAAAAACTGGAGTGTACTCAAGCATGAAGTCTTCAAAGATTTCCATAATTCTATCGGCCACTTCCGCACCTGCATATCTTAGCTGATCTCCAGATAGCTGACCTGCATTGGCTTCAACCATGATGGTAAAAGAAACAACATTTTGAAAGCGCTGACCTTCTATAAAATAATACTTACCATCATCACCCAATGCTTTATCCCTGTATCTCATTTTAGGCTCTTGGTTATGAGCCCTCTTTAGCTCAAGGCCGTAAGCGATGCACGGGTATGATGCAAACTTTCCACCAAATGTTGCTACGATTGGTATATCTGGATATGAGTTTTCCCAGAGCATCTTTACAACTTCAATGAATCCAAGATAGGTTAGGTTACCTTCGGCCTTTAACCTTCGTGAATCAGTGTCGTTGTAGTACTTAGGATCCTGTTCTCGAAGCCTATCTCTGCTCTCTGTATAACTTTCCCACTTGTTACCTGGCGCTAAGTCGCCATCAAATCTACCTGGAAATGGAAATGAAGACTGCATACTACGCTCCTGGTCCTGTTATTATAGAAAAATTAATATTTTTTAAACCAAGAGAAGATACTAAGTTTATTTCAAAAATTAAAGTTCCTCTTTCGGTTTTAGATCCATATGATTGAAGTTTATAATCTTTAATTGCCCTAGTTGTAACTAGCATATCGAGCATTGACTTAACTTGTGAGATAACTTTTTCTTCTGCGTTCTTTCCTAATCCATCATTAGCTATAGCTTTTATTTCGGTTATAACCATAGCTACCAATCTCATTTGTGGAGCTTTTGTAAAAGAGCTATTTTTATTAGCCAATGTATAATCGTTCGATATATTTACTTCGTATGGATTACCCCTTAAGGCTTTACGCGTTCTATAAACAGTGTTAACACCAAGGTTATCTAATCTTGCTAAAGAGTCCGCTGACAAATTAGAACCGTAAACAGAATATGCTCCTGGTATTCTCTTTCTAATCATTCCATTATATACTGGAGTTGATGACATCATTCCTGCAAATGCAGCTGCGGCTGAGCTAGTATAAGATTTACCAAAGCCTATATGATTAAACGTTAGTTCTCCATAAACTGGAACAACATATCGACCTATGTCACTTTCTATTTCTCCGCTTATTGAATAAGTGGTAAATTTATTTACGAGTCTAGTATTTTGCTCTAGAAGTTGAATGTCAGTGTCTTTTGTTCCATTGTTTTTAGAGCCAATAATTCCTATTTGCACATATCCAGTAGTGTCGTTAAATGAATAACAATGAAGAGCAAGTTGAGCTATAAAATCAACAGATCCAGTATTTATCATTGAAGTTTCAAGTGGAACTATTATATCGATGAAGTCAAGTCCCTTCGCTATATCATAGCTAACTGCTAATCTTTCATAATACTTTTCATAAAAGTTTAAATTAGAATTTGTTTCTGGTGAAAAGAATATTGGCATATCTGTAAGCCTTTGGGAAATGTCATCAATATATTCTGACATTGGTGCTACGGCCATTATAAATATAGACTTTGAACCGCAACTAAATGCGTCGTGAATTCCCCTCAATAAAGGTGAGGAAGTATTTGCTCCCAATAAATTAGTAGCTTCTTGAATAGAATTGATTCTTATAATTTGATTTAGTTCAACTCCATCACTGTGACCCATTAACAATACTGAGTTAGTATTATAGTATTCTTCTAGTGAATCAAAAATTGGTCTCTTTGAGATAGTCGCGCCAGTTGTTGGACCTGTTAAATCTTTAGATACTCCATTTGTATTAATAACAGAATATCTACCTGTTGTAAGTTGTTCTGAATTTGACAAGGAAACATTTGTAGTAATAGAAAATTTATTATTTGCTGGAACTGAAGAGATAAAATAATTTCCATTAAAAGCTGCGCTTATTTCTGATATTGAAATTTGATCACCAGACAAAAGATTATGATCAATATCAGTCGATAAAGTTATTACTCCATTTTCTATTTTTTTATATACTATATTTCCAACTCTACCAACTTGGCTTCTAGAAACTTCAAAATGATGTTCAATTACTTGAGTTCTATCATTGTACGCACACTGAATAGAAACTGTATATGTTCCACCAAAAAGTGTTTCTGGAATTTTGTAATAAAAATTATATTCAGAATTTGATGGTCTATCATAATAAGAGTTTGTCTTAAGAGCTAATCTTGCGTACTCTTTTGCCGAATTGTAGCTCGATAAGCTTGGTAAGCTAGTTGCTGCCGTTCTTGCTACTACTGATGTTGTGCTAGGGACGGACGTAACCGTGTACTCTGCATTATAACCACCGCCAACTCCATAAACAATTACCGTATCACCGGCAGATAATTTATGATTTACTTCAAAACTAAAAGTTGCAGAAACGTATCCATCTATTATCGAAACTGGTGGTGTTATTGACGAAATCTGATAACTCGTATTGATCAATGAAGTAGATGAATGGATTATGTCGCCAGTTCCACCATTTCCTCTTGATACCGTTGCATATATATCTACAGGAGTAGCCTGATCTAGAGGATCGTAAAATTCACCGTTTACAAGGAAAGCAAACCTAAACTTTACCAATTGACCATTGTGCACTCTTAGCATTTAATTTTTACTTTCCCTAGTTGCGCCTGCAACCCAGTAAACTATTTTTCCACCTCTGCCTCTTACTGGCGCAGAAAAGTCTATTAGAAAAATCTCTTGACCACTTGGATATTCTTCATATATTCTATCACCAGATTTAATATTTGCTGTATCTTGAAAATAGTATATCACTTCAGAACTAACCGTTAAGCCTTGCGTATTTTCTTCTAAGATATTAGCAAATCCGCTGAGCACCAGGGTATACAGCTCTTACTGTGTACCTCTGCATTTTCTGGCTGTAGGTCATAGTTTTTTGATCTAACAATCTTTGAACTAATATATTATGACCCCAACTGCGCAGTATGTTACTTAACGTGCGTTTTGGATCAATCATACTTCCTTATTCCTCTTTCTGGAATTGGATTCTCATCTGGTGTTTGAATATGAGTTGGTCCATACAAATCTCTTGGAGTGTAATAAACTGACAATCCAGTATAAGGATCCATATTTCTTCCAGCTCCAATTGTTGGGAGAGTTGGCAATCCCTTTGGCTGAACTGCCTTCATTCCAACTTTTGATGTCAACATTTCTTTTCTAAGCATTGCCGCAATCTGGCACCAGGTGGTAGCATTTGCTCTGCTTAGAGTATTTCTAGGTAAGTTTTTATTGGTTATTGAAAGATCACCAAGTCTTACGGAAAGCTCATCGTCTCCGCCATTTCCGTAAACTCTAGTTAATTCACAGCATGTTGCTGCTCTTATATATTCAAATGCTGTAAATGGAATATTTGTTCCATCTTCTGTCGCTAATAATTTAAATATATTTTTTATTTCTATAGAATAGTTGTGAATAAACTCACCTATTTCCAATAGGGATGCGTCGGGGAAGTATGGAAGAAGCAGTTCTGGATCAAGATATAATGGTTCTATATCTGCTGCAAAAGATATTATTTCATCTTCTCTTAGGAATACAGTTGGCTTATAGTCTTCCGTTGGCGTACTTACATATATTTGTTGATTAACATTAATTGTAGTATTATTTTCAAGAATTCCTGTAAAAAAAACTCTGTATGTTCCAGCGGTTGTTGGGGTATAATCATAATAATACTCATAAATATTAAGTGCCGTAGGGTTTGTCGATATTATCGTTTGATTATCAGAATTTTTTATTGACATTAAAACACTTGCTGGAGCAACCTCTATTTGGTTGCCATCTGTGTCTACGTCGATGAATTTAACCTTTAGACGAACAGTATCATTAACTAAAATATTTGCCATTTTTGCCTCTTTAAAGATAGATATTTATATAGTACAGTCAATTTTTGTACTGGTAAAGTTATTGACCCTGATACTGCACGCTGACTAGCGTTCCTGAGTGTATAGTAATCTCTTTTGCTTGAATAAGAGCTGCACCTTCTTTAGCTAATGCCTCTATTGTTATAATTCCAGTTGGATCTATATCTAGGCTGATAACCCCTATAGTTGTAGCTACGGAGTAATCCTCGTTACCACCAAAATGGATCATAATATCGTTTAAAATAATAGGATTTAATATTCCTTCTATTTTTAATATTACAGTACCATCATAGGCTACACCAGCCTGGTTGTATGCAATTAAATCATTATAACGCATTGGAGAATCCTTGTCATCGTTTAACTATATAGTAGTGGTATATAATTAAAATATTATTAGAATTGTAAACCAGCGTCTTTTTTGAGGTTTGGCATCCAGATTCTCCAATCACCGTCTTTGGCGTGTTCCGGAGTTCCATACAAAAATTGGCCAAGGTAAGCTATCCTAAGCCCGTCTCTTACTGTAGCAACTTCGTGAGTACCAATATAATTAGTTGGATATATTACAGCTGAACCAACTTTTGGCTTATGGGTATACTTTGCATGCTTAAATTTAATTTCTCCGCCAGTAAAATTAAAACCATTTAGCTCATCTTCTGTATCTACGCAGTCGTTTAAATATATATTTACACTTACTTTACTGTGCTTAGGATATTCGTTGCTAGTTGGTTTTCCAAACTCAAAAGGTATTGCATCATCACAGTGTGGGCCTATCCCTTGACCCTTCGAATAGGTAGCTATGTGACCTGCGCCTCTCCACCAACATACGCTAGCTGCATCTGGGTAGTGCTTGCAATACTCAACAAGGATTTTATACATAAGATCTTCTAAATCTTCTATAAACTTTTCTTGCTCTTTCGTTGGGTTTCTTTCACTCATCTTAAGTAGTGGGTCAACAAAACGACTCGGTGCTTGACTAACTGCTTCTGAATCAAACTTAAAACCAGTTTTATTAACTGCGTATTTTTTTCCATTTTCTTCAAAATAGGTAAATGTTTCTTCCTCTGCTTCTTTCAAATAGTTGATATAATCAAACAAAAACTTCTGATCAACATCAAAGGCGTTAGTGGCTAAGCACAATCCAGAACCCTTATCTTCAAGTTTAAAATCTTTTCTTATCATATTAATAATTTGATTTCGTTATACTAAATTGCTCTGAAGATTCATCATATCCTTTTTCTATCAGATAATTTCTATAATCAGATACTAGGTTTGGCATGTAGAGATTGGTTGCATTCTTTGCCATCTCCAGATCTTTAATAGGGTCGACAACTGACTCGCCAACTTCTTTGTTTGGAGTTCCGTGACTATACCAACCAAGATAAGAATATCTCTCACCTTCTTGAACTGGCTTGACTTCATGTGCTGCCATAAAATTAGATGGAAACATTAACAAGTCTCCCCTCTTTGGTTTTATATCTATATCCAAATAATTAAAATAATGGTGACCACCAGTAAAATTATTTCCATTTAGTTCTTCTCTATTATCAACACATGATGTTATATAAAACACGTTACTTATAGTGTTTCTAGTAGCTAATTGATCTTTTGGTGTCCAAACATCGTATATGTAATCTGCACTTACATCTGAATGACTGCCCAAATAAACATTTTCTTTATACTGGACTATATGACCCTTGACTTTCCACCAAACACATTTAAAAGATAGTGGAAATAATTCAAAATACTTTAACAAGTATCTATCTTTTGATTCTTCTACAAAATCAAATATTTCTTTTACTTTTTCATCACTATATCTATGGATAGCTGACCCTCTGCCAGGCATCGCATCTATACTGTCTTTCCCAAAAAAATAGCCACTTTTGTTTAAATAGATTTCTTCACCAGTTTCTGGATCTATAGCTGGCGTATACATTTCTGCTTTTTCTTTATTAATTGCACTTCTACTAAATTCCGTAATATAGTCCCAGTCTATATCTATAGCCGATTCAAAAAGAACTACTCCACCACCCAAGTGTTTTGCATCTACGTCATTGAATTTCATGGTTTATCTCTTTCACTGTATTTGCACTATTATACACTCTATTCGTTGCCCTTAGTAGATTGTCTATTTTTTCTTTTTCTAAGTTATGAAATTTAGTGTTAACAAAATTTATATAATCTTTAATTACATTAGGCATCCATATTTGCCCTTGAGAACCTACTGGAATATCACCATCTGTTATATTAATTCCTCTTTCTGGATGAGGAGAACCGTGAGAAAAGTAACCAATGTAGGCATAACGGTTTCCGTCATGGCAATATGATATCTCATGTGAGCCTAAGTAATTTGATGGAAACATTAACATATCTCCAGTTTTTGGCTTATATGTTATATCAGCGTATGGGAAATGTATCTCCCCACCAGTGTACTCATATTTGTTAATGCCTTTTGTGTTTTTGACAGAGTCATTAAGATAGATGATTACGCCAACTACACTTCTTGTTGCAACCTGAAGGTCTGGCTCAAAACCAGGTTGGTAATTTACATCATTATCACTATGTAATCCCATTGCGCTTCCTGGTCCATAAGCCAATATGTGACCCTGAGTTCTCCACCATAGGCTAGTTACAATCATTGGGAAAAGCGTGGCATAACTTAAAACGCCTTCGTAAAAACTTTTTTCACATGTTTCAAAAAAATTAATTATATCCAAACCAGTATTTTCATCTACGAAGTTCATAATATGGCTTGAACTCTTGTATATATCTTCTATGGCATACCTGTGACCACTTCGATTTATGGCATAAATTGGACTATTTTTTTCATCGTAGATAATTTGATAGTCTTCTTTTATCGCTTTTTCCTTTAGAGATGCAATATAGGGAAGGATTAAATCTTGATTTACTTCAACTGCATTTTCAAAAAGGACAACGCCAGTTCCTAGGTGCTTTGGTTCAGGCAGTGTATACATGCTTAAATCGCAACTGGTTCAGTACCGCATGGACCTTCTGGAAGATCAGTATCAGAATTAGCAGTGGATTTAGCTTCCTCTTTAACTTCTATTGCCTCATGGGTAGTATTGTATTGGGCGACGTTTCTACCTTGATAAACTGGATTCCAACCAAGTTCTACTTTGTACTTTTCTGGATCGGAATAAATTGAATAAGGCGACTTACAATATAATTCATAATCATCATAAATATTATTAAGCCATACTGCTGGACACCACTCAAAACTTTTATCTGGTTCAGATATTACGACTCCAGCAGGGATGTCATCACCGCCTTGTCCAAAAAATGATAGATAAGAATATCTTACACCTTTACCCATTCTTTCAACATCGTGAGATGCCACAAAGTTTGTTGGGAAAAATATAATATCTCCTCTTTGTGGTTTGTATGAAACCCCTAAATGAACAAATCGAAGATGTCCACCAGTAAAGTTTCTTCCATCTAATTCCTCTTCGGAATCCACACAATCATTAAGGTATAATAACGATCCACACGTTTGCCTTGAAGCAACCATGCCTCTTGGCATATATCTTATTCCACCAGTTACCTTGTAATTAGTATCATTATCAGCGTGACACCCCAAAATACCACCATCTCCATATCTTAAAACGTGACCTCTGTTCTTCCACCAAATGCTACCAATCATTAGTGGATAATGATCGATATACTTAATTAAGCACTTGTAGTTTTGCTCTTCTAGGTAAAGAAAAAAATCCTTAACCTCATCTGAGGTTTCGTCAGTAACTGGATGCAATAGTCTAACTGGAGCAGCAGGTATATCTTCTAGCCTATATCTAAAGCCGTCTTCATTAATTCCATAGTCCGTTCCATCTTCAGCAGTGATGTACGACCATCTATTTTGATGAGCCTTTTCAGCCTTAGAGTCTATATAGTCTAATACTAACTTCTGATCTATCTTAAAGGCGTTTCTAAAAACTACAATTCCTGGAGCTAATATTTCCATTTCTATTTCAGATATCTCCTTAAGAGTATCGCTAGATATAGTTGGAGTAACTGGGAATGGCGTACTGTTAATAAATTTATCTACTGATTGATTTTCCATGATCATCCTAACATTTCATCGATTGCTTCTCGGATGGTCCATCCAGCGCCCATAACTCTTGGTATCTCATCTAGTGGCATATCCTGCCAGTTAAACCTAGCTACCATTACTCCATCACGGCTAATCAAAAACTTTTCATAACTGTGCGATATTCTAGATATAGCTTGTCCAGCTAAATTTTGATTTTCAATTGCTTTTTCACTTTGATCTGCGCTGAAGTCAGAATAGTTTCTTCTTTCATCTCCCTTTAACGCTGTATATAAAGGGTGCTCATTCTTACCATTAACATCTATTTTTTCGAAGAAAGGAAAGGTAACAAAAGGATAATTTTCTTTAACAAAAGAAATTATCTCTTCATTTGTTCCTGGTTCCATTCTAGCAAATTGATTATTCGGAAATGCTAAGACTGAAAATCCTCTATCTTTAAATTCGTCATGAACTTTTTGCAATTGCCACAACTGCCTACAGGTTCTTGCGTAAGACCAAACCTTAGAGCACTGTGGTTCATAGCCGCCTGCTTTTGTTGCAACGTTAACTATAAGAGTTAATTTACCTTTGAATGTAGACAAATAATCCTTTTGTCCATCTATTGATGTAGCTTCAATATTATAGATTGACATTTTTTTGACCTCTAATATCGATCTTCATGTATTCGTCTACTGTTAACGTGCCAGCAAATTTATCTTCAAATACTTCTACGTCTACAAAAAGTGTTGCTTTTATTGGCGTGTCTACAACTGTAGAAAATGTTAATTTGTTTCCGTCAATAACGCCGTTGCTGAAGTTTAAAGATCCTCTTTCTCCAGTAATTGTTCCAGAAACAACTGGCTCTACTGAGGCAAACGTAACTTTGCTTTTACTAGTTCCAAATGGAGTAAGGGCAAAAACATCCCAGTCTCCAGTAGTGCTTAAGTTGGTGTTGATGCTATTCATAGTTCAATTATATCACAAAGAACCTAAACAAAACTGCACTTGGTGCTATTCGTGATAGTACTCACCAGTTGACAATGCTTGCGGAGGATAGTCTGCGTGCCAAATATTTATTCCAAAAATAGTTTTAAAACCATCAATAATGGGTGTTGTATTATGAAGCAAGTGACCACCGTCGAAAATAATTAACCTATTTGGCTTACAAGCTATTCTCTCCCTCTCTTCAGGGGGAGTTGCATTGGCATTAACTATTTCCCACTCTAGTGCGTTGGGTGTGTTATCTTCTAACTTGAATTTATGAATTTCTAAAAATCCACCAACAAAATCCTGATTAAGATGAGGATAATATACGCAACCAAGTACTGTCCCTCTAAAAATTTTTTTGTCTCTATATAGAAAACCATCTTCGTCAAAATGAAGACCTATAGATTCGTCTTTATCATATCTTCTGTTCCAATACTCAAATCCAGATATTTCCTCTTTTGGTATTGGTAAATGGTTTTCCCATATTTTTTTAATTAGTTTTTTTCTTGTTGTGTCTGCTGGGCTTTTCCACCAGCCATCCCAAAACATGAATTTACCAGTATAGGCTCCAGCTCCTATTGACTCTGGGTAGAAACTATCATCTAATTCTATTTCGTTTAATAATTGAGGATCATTAATAAAGTCGTCTATTATTATCATAGTATCTATATTGTACTATAGTTTTATCGCGACTGTTGTCCCTTGCACCGTATAGTCGTGGTAGACTCTGCAATTGTTGATATTCTTTAGATTTTGATGCACTTCGTAATATGGTGAGTATTCTGCACCAACTTCGTATAAAAGTGCATTATTATTTATGTGGCCGATTACCAGAACACCACCAGTTGCCAGCATGTTGAAATATGAAACAACCAAGCTTGGATCATGGATTATGTCATAGGCATTAATTGCTATATAGTCAAATGGTCCAGCTGTGCCAGCTTCCACTTCTTGTCTTGATACAGTTTCATAATTCCATGTTTCTGATTCATTCTTGCAGAAGTTTTCAAATAGATCTAATTGATAACTATTTACAAAAGTTACTGATGATTCATCATTTAAAAGTTTTGCGAGGCCAGTGTTCCAAGCTGGAAACGACATTAAGCTAGATGCTGGTCTTTTTGCTAAAAATGCCAACTCATACGGAGCGCCACCATACGTGGATGAAAAGTTTTGATTCCATTTGGTGCTTTCGTTGAAAAACATGTCAAAATACCATATAACGATATCGAAACCAACAGCTATTTTTCTTCTATCGATATTTAATGTATCCAAATACTCTTTAATACTTGCTGTTCTATCCACCATATCTTGAGAGTTTTCGACTTGATGATATTTAACAATATTTTTAATACGTGAAAAGTATATCTGTGAATCATCCACGATTTGCTGCTCCTATTGCTAATTGACGCAAATACCAAAATCTTCTTATATTTGCTATTAAAGAAATTCTTTGAGCTCTTAAGTACTGTAGTGCTGGTTGCTCCATGTAAACCTTAGACGCATTTTTTCCTAAGCCAATACCAACGCCTGCTGGTGGTTCACCCTTGATTGAAGTTGTTCTTACGATATCCCTTGCGCTTGATATAAAATCATCTATGCTTACAGAAGTTATATCGTCTGGATCTAAGCCAACAATATACATTAAAACAGCGATGTTTTCCTCTACATAACTAAGATCCTGCTCAACGTCATAGCTCATAAAATGTCCTCTTCATCAAGATCGTTAATCGTTAATAAACCATTTTTCATAGCCTCAGAATCCCATAGTACATTGCAGTGTACCGCAGTACCGTCGCTATATTGAAACAATCCTAATTGCCTAATATAGGTTGGCCCTGTTTGCTCCAGGTGTTCCTCGTTATTAAAAACGTTAATTTTCATAATTTATTTAGTGCCTTAAAATTTATTAATTAACTAATCTTTTTTAGTGATTGAACTTGAGAAAAAAGTGACTCAAAGCTTTGCTGCACTGCAGCATCTAGGCCGCTAAGACCTGCCGATAAATCATCGACAGATGTTGCCTGCATTGCGTCTTCTGGGTCTACTCCCAATAATGCGGACAAAGTATATATTGAACTCTCCAAATACCTTGCTGCTTTTTCTTTTGCGTTATTTTTTTGCTCTGAATTAAGAGTCATTTTTTCTCCTAAATTACAATTCTGCTATTTTAGCATTTACAGCACTAAGACGAGAAATCAGCATGTCTATATGTTGATTTATTTTGAAATCTGGACTTTCAATTTCCTCTTCAGTCATAGCATCCTCGTCAAATTGAAAAGTGGCCAAATCAAATGTATCTGGATCGGAACCTAATCTGACAATAGTCTTATATAGATCTCTTTCAAATTCAACCTTGGCTGCATTTAATGCCATTAGTTTTTCTTCTCTTGATACTGATAAATATCCCATTTTCCCTCTTTTTTATTTATTAAGATAAATCTAATATTTTTGCGTTAACTGTTTCCAGTCGTGCTTTAGCTACTGTAACAGCATTTTTTGTGTGATACTCGGGATCTTCGTCTGGCTGAGATGCCGAAGAGTCAAAACTCCAGCTATTCAATGCATAGGTATCTGGATCGTGGCCCAGCTTTGACAGATGCTTATACAACTCTTCTTCAATCTCTTTTTTAACAAGTTGTAAAATCTTTATTTTTTCTTTTTTTTCAATTACTGAAAAGTTTGCCATTGCGCCTCACTTTAACATTTTCTATATACAGATAGTAACTACAGTGCAGGATTATTTAACCTTAAAAGCCCTGAGTTTGCTGGACCAATTCTTTCACCTTTTTCGTCTAACCCAGTTTTAATACCCTTCATCCATGTCCAAGGTTCTTCTCGATTCTTCTTCATTTTGGCGTCACCGTAAGCTTGTCGAGCTACCATTAAAGATGGCTTATCCCAAAGATTATCTACCTGGAATTCAACTGATTCAAGAAGATCACTCTTAAAAATATTAAAAAACATGAATGGAGTTCCAGCTAAAAATGTTACTGGTTCACCAATTTTAGTAATCATCCAATTCATCTGAAACTCATCAGGCCACCAACTTGATGGAATTATAGCTGACAAAGGCGATGCACCGTCGACGAAGTAATTAGGAGATCCGCCAATCCAAGTTTCATAACCATCTTCTGTCCCAAATGCCCAACCCACAGAAAAAGAAACCATCCCCACAATCCCACCATAGACTAGGGTTCTCCCCATATATTGTTCCCCGCTGAGAATCTTTACATTGTTATTACCGCCGTCCCATTGGACCACTACATCATGGGGAAGTATTAACTCCCAACCATGAACGTTTGCTGTCGTAACAGGAAGACACTGGTAGGCATGCTTCTTGTACGTGTTATCCATCCAATCTCTTTTGAGCCTAGACTGAATAATCTCTGGTGGATTTTGGTGAGTCTTAGTTAGTGTTACTTTTGTCATATATTAAATTAGATCGTCCAATAATACTTCTATTGCTGCTTTAATATTAATTAAGGCCTGCTGTGAATCTGTATTTCTTTCTCCAGCGTTAAATGCTAGATCCAATAGATCCGAATTGCAGAAACGAAGCATCTTCTTTCCGTCTCTGCCTATTATAAATTTTTCAAAATTACCTTGAACTGGATCTTTATTTTCCTGTACTAATTTATAGAATAAATGCTGTTCTACATCTGCCTTTGGCTCTGGAGAAATTCCAACCAATTCACTAAATGGAAGATCTGTTTTGTACAGCTCTTTCATGTGATCTCGCATATGATGTGCGCTTGCATTAGACTCTTTAAATGCGCCGTATGCATCTTCGCAAAAATCTGTACTTGGAACAGCTAATACCTCAAAACCCAAATCCTTATATTCTTTATATAGATCTTCTATAATTGGATATTGAGCAGAATTAGCACATTCTCCAGTTACGTTAACGATCATTGTTACTTTACCTTTATTCTTAGCTAAGATGTTAGGCTCACCATCAAGTGATGACAAAGGAATGTCGTATACTGACGATTCAAAAGTTTCAAGAGTTGGTATTTCTTTTTTATCAAACATGCTATCTCCTATGCTGGCTGTGAATAAGTAAGAGGCTGATTGGTTCCTTTTGATATGCCTTTAGTTGGGTCAGCTTTAGATCCATCAGCTTTATAACCTAAACCATATTTATGGTTATTGTCATTATAGTCAAACATAGTAACTGCCGAGTACTTAGTGCCACTTGTTACCTTTAGTGATGCGTGTGCATAGATGAATGTTGACGGAAACAGAATAATATCTCCAGCCTGTGGCTTAAAGTTAATATTCAAATATGGGAACCATAGTTCTCCACCTTCGTAATCATCGTTTAGGTACATAACCGAAGATACTGTGCATGAGTAAGAGAATCCATGGTCTGCGTGGACAGCAAAGTGCTGCCCAGGATTGTATCTAACAAAGTTAATCGCTTCCATGTAATCCATCTTAAAGTTATACATAGACTCATAATGGGTCAGGCATTTTTTGAGGTTTGTCTCAACATCTTCGTAACACTTTTTAACATCTTCGAATTCTGGCGTTAGGTACTGCCAATGATCTGGACTCATCTTTAAGTCTACACAGTCTCTGTATTCTGGCATTTTTTCATTGTAACCAACCATGGCTTCCGACCATTTAAACAAGTCATGTGTGCTATTTCCAATAGCAGCTTCCAATCTTTCAGGAATATTCAAATCTCTTGGTATTGCATTTCTATAAAGAAAAACGCCAAATTTTCTATTATCTTCTACGTCAGTGCACGCGCCTACATGAAAAAATTCCATTTTATTACTTTCCTTTGATCAAGTGTTTTTTACAGATGGTATACTATATCACAGAACAAACTACTAGTGAGGACCCTATGGACTTTAACTCTGAGGAAAAATCTTTAATTGAACCAGGGCATTTTGGTGATTCTAGTGACAATATACTTATCATTGAAAATTTTGTTGAATTACAAGATCTAAAAAAGATACAAGAGTTTTTACCCAACATTAACGAGTGGATGGATGCTGGAGAAAATACATATTCAGAAGACGGCACATGCACATATGATGCATCCTACTGGCAAAATAGGCAGTGTAGCTTTGATATTCTTTCTAGAATCAATTTAGATATTTATAATTTAATAGATAAATATATTTTAAAAATGAAATATCTTTTAGAGGATACTTTTAAAGTCAAAGTATCCGTTAGGCCACCAGTTATTATTAGGTGGTTTCCTGGATTAGAACAGCAACCCCATGCTGATAAGCAGCTGAATGATGGTTCCCCTAACCCATTCCCAACATATGACTTGAATTCATTAATTTATTATAATGATGATTTTGAAGGTGGGGAATTATATTATCCTCAGCATGGTATCGAGGTAACGCCTAAGCCTGGCTTAGCTGTAGCTCATCCTGGTGATATTAATTATCTTCACGGAGTTAAGAAAGTTATAGCTGGTGAAAGATTCACTACACCGTCTTTCTATACTATTACAGAATTAAACTGACCTGATATTTCCTAAAGGATTTTGTTTTGGATAAGGTTTATATTTTTAGAAATATTTTAGATCAAAAAGACCTGGAGCAAATCATATTGCACTTAAAAAGTGCTCCAGTTACATTTGATAAATCTGGATACTCTCCGTTTGGAGTGTATACCGAAAATAATATTCCTGTCTTACCTCAAATCCTTAGTAAGTATTATGATAGGTTAAAAAAAATCATTGAAACTTCTTTTAATTGCAGAGTTCACGACGAGGGGTTAAATAGCATAATCGAGATGATTGTTGGGGATTCAATGCCAGTTCATCTAGATCACGGATCTGCTTTAGATAAAAATGTTGGATTTAAAACTGGAGCTGGACATCCATCTAGGGATATTAGTTCAGTCCTTTATTATAATAATGATTATGAAGGTGGAGAAATTTGTTTTCCTAAACAAGATTTATTCATTAAGCCAGAGCCTGGAATGTTTATTTGTTTCCCTGCTAAAGATGAATTTCCACATCAAGTTAAAGAAGTAAAGAGCGGATACCGTTGGTGCTCAAGTAATTTTTGGTGTGTAACTAGTTAGTGGATTTATATTATTTATCTTTAGATTTTTACTAAAGTAATTCTTTGCCTGGTTTTTCTTGAAACAAGTGCCTAAGCTGTTTAGCATCTGCTATAAACAGTGGTGTTGTTGCAGCCAAGTAGAAAACTCCCCAAATACTGTATTGCCAGTTGAATATTAAGTATATTAAATAGCCAATCATGGTAAACAGATAGTCATACTTAGCTATGGGTAGCAACCAATCGACATTGCGATATGGTTTTAGTGCAAAGTATAGATTAACCGGAAAAGTGGCAGTAACTATAAATAAAAAGAATAACCCTAGTTGACCTATGTTACTAGCGTTAAAATCTACACACATTGCAAGAATGACTAAAAATATTATTGAATAATGGTGTTGTATTACTGATTTAGTCAAATACTTTTTTACCTTTACAAGACACATGAAATCTACAGCCATATAAGCCATGGCTATTGATCTTATGGCAGTATTTGGGTAATAACCATTCGTTATATCGGTTAGATAATAATATAACAGCACCAAAAACGTTACAAGGCAGCTTATTGATTTAATCAGATTAGAACAACTAAATGGTTCCTTTGGGTGAATTTGACCATTTGTTCTAAATATAGATAAAACTTTTTGATTGCTATATAGAGAATTTACAAAAACGCATGTGAGAACGAAGTAAACCAGTGGGATAATATTGGTTGTTATAAATGGATTTTCAAACATTTTTAACAACCTTTATTTATTTTGGTTCTTCTTCAGTTCCTTAACTTCAGATGACAATTCCTGGATGGCTTTAACCATTACTGGAATCAATCTGTGGTATGCAGCGTATATTGTTTCTTCATCTCTGCGGTCAGTTAGGCCAAACACTTCATGTGCGTTAAACATGTCTTCTACTTTAGCCAACTCTTGAGCTATGAATCCAATATCTTTTTTACCCTGATTGTCTCCGTCTCTTTCGTTCCATTCGAAAGCAACAGGGCGTAGCTCTTCAACTACATTAAGTCCAAACTCAAGATCTTCTATTTCAATCTTGTCTCTTACGTCAGACTTAAATGGTGGTGGGAAAAATGGTGGGAAGAACGGTGGGAAGAATGGTGGGAAGAATGGTGGAAAAAATGGTGGGAAGAATGGTGGGAAATAAGGTGGGAAAAATGGAGGGAAAAACGGTGGGAAAAACGGTGGGAAATATGGCGGAAAATATGGCGGGAAATAAGGTGGGAAATAAGGTGGGAAGAACGGAGCGTTTCTCTCGTAAGTTATAGCGCTTCCCATTGGGGCAATGGATGTATCAGTTAAAGCTGTTTTAACAGTATTAAGAGTCGTAGGAGATGCGCTACCTCCACCTTCACCAACGGTTATAGCAGTGTCTATTGGGGTGCCAACAACAAATCCTGCAGAAGTAATCGCAGTATTTGCTGCAGAATCAGCTGTTCCGTGCAGCTATTGCAGGCTTAGCTTTTTTTCTTTTAGACTTTGGACCTTCAGCATTATTAGTTGTCATATTATGCGCTCAAATCTCCCAAGGCTACCCATGTATTTGCAGCTCTCTTAATAAGTGTAGCAGATGACCAAGTTGTGCGCAACTTAAGACCTGGAGTCGCGTTTACTGTAACGCCAGCAGCTCCGGCTATCGTAACCTGTCCAGCTCCAGTTTGTAAAATGTTAAGAGTAGCTCCAGTAGCCATGTTCACCGTGTTATCAGCTGGAATAGTCAGCGTAGTGGCTGAGGCGTTAGATATTTCTACCATCTTATTTTTATCTGTTAATACCAAAGTATAGCTTGCAGTTTGCTGATTTAATGTTGTATCAGCTATCTTGTTTTGGTCAATTGCTGCTGATGTTGATATGTCGGCGTTAACAATTGACGTAGCTAAATTTAACTTAGAATAAGCAATTGCTGCGGTGGTTGCAATATCGGCATTTAATACCGAGTTGCTGAGTGACAACTTGGAGTAAGCAATTGCTGCTGCTGTATTAATGTCTGCGTTAACGATTGAGTTTGCGGTAATTGAAGTTACACCAGCATCAGAAATTGTTACGTCACCAGTTTCAGCAACAGAAGTAGGAACTCCAGAAGCATTATATACAATAATGTTTCCAGCAGTGCTTGTGGCAAGTTTTGATAGTTCAATTCCTGCCGAAGCACTGATATCTGCATTGACAATCGTTGAATTAGCAATCATCGTACTTGTGACCGTGCCAGTGTCACCAGTGGTAACTGCAGTTCCCGTAGTTGCTGGAAGTGTGATTGTAGTAGTTCCAGCAGTAGCGTTTGCTACTAATAGAATTGTTCCAGATGTTGAACCGTTAAATGTCGCACCACCTGAAGAAATAACAGGTGTTGTCAATGTAGGGCTTGTGCCAAATGATGTTAGCGAAGAACCAGTAATCCCAGAACCAAGTGTTGTTCCAGAAAGAACTGTTGTATTGTTAATCTTATAAACTTTACCAGATACCAAATCTAGATGCTCTGATGAAGTCCATGCCGTTGATGCCTCATACCAATAGAATGTTTTATCGGTAGCACCATGAAGAAGAATTCCACCACCATCTGCAGTTGTATTTGTTTGGACTGCCAAGTTAGCCATTTGGATATTTTTGTCTGCAACAACAAGAGTGTTGGCATTGATTATTGTATTTGCTCCGTTAACCGTTAAGCTTCCACCGACTACTACGTTTCCATTTAATGTAGTGTTACCAGCTGTATTTCCTATGGCTAAAGTTGTTGCTGAGCCAGCGAAGTTTAGCGTAGTAACGTTTGTGTTAACAAGGTTAAACGTTGCGCTTGATGTTGTTATGGAAGTATTAATATTAGGACTTGTATTTAATACAACTAAACCAGTTCCACTTTCATCTGTTAATGCCGCAGCAAAGTTTGCTGAAGAAGGAGTTGTTAAGAAGGTTGCAATACCAGTTGCTAAACCAGATACACCAGTAGAGATAGGAAGACCTGTAGCGCTAGTTAAGGTTGCAAACGATGGAATTCCAATATTTGGTGTAACTAATACTGGTGAGTTAGAGAATACTAAGTTTCCAGTTCCTGTCTCATCGGAAACAGAGGTTGCCATTTGAGCAGAGGTGATACTTCCTGTAGCTGTACCGTATAGAGTTCCAGTTGTTGGAAGAGTTACTGTAGTATTTGCTGTTGTTGTAACGGTTGTATTAAATGCTCCAGAAGTTATAAAAGAGCTTCCATTTGCCAATGTTAATGTAGCTGAAGTTGCTGGAGCTGTAATTGTAACTTTATTAACACTTGTTGCTGTTGCTACGCCTATGTTTGGAGTGGTGAGTGTTTTATTGGCCAAAGTTTGAGCGGTTGTTAAATCTGCAGTCACTGCTGTATTTATGCTTATAGTTGCAGTAGAACCTTCACCTTGTGTATGGCTTACGGTTATCCCAGTGCCACCTGAAACATCCAGCATGTAGCTGCCTGTTGTATCGGTTCCAAGTGCTACTGAATTAGCAGCAATTGTAGCAGTGAGTGTTGCGTTACCTAAGCTTGTAAGTGTAGCGCTTCCTGACAAGTCTCCACCAAGTGTAATTACTGGTGAAAATGTACCCCACTCAACTCCAGTAGGCGTAGATGAGTTTGCCTTAAGTATAGTACCATTGCTACCAATTCCAATTCTAGCTGGAGTATTATCTGCTGTTGCAACAACAAGATCTCCCTTAGCATCGACCAAAGATTTTAGAATTGCACTATTTCCAGCATCTAAAACGCCTTGAGTTACTGCGTTATTTACAAACTGTGTTGTAGCAATTTGTGTATTACTTGTTCCATTAGCAGCTGTTGTAGATGTTGGTGTTCCAGTCAAAGCAGGGCTTGCTAAAGTTGCATAACCAGCAAATGATACAGATGATGTTTCGGTTCCAGTTATTCTTCCATATGAGTCAACAGTGTGACCACTGATAAACGATGTTGTATTAGCGCCAGCCGTATTCGTTTGTGCTACTGTAGCTAAATCAATATTATTAGCATTAACAACTATTCTATTTACCGATGCCGTTACAACGTCCACAACATTACCAGTAGCTACCAATCCTGCTCCAGCTGTAAAAGTTGCAGTTCCAGTAAACTGAGTGTAAGTTAAATTGTCAGTTCCAAAAATTATTGCTCCGCTAGTTCCAGTCCCAACTGATGTTAATGTAAATGCCTGACCAGCGTTGCTTGAGCCACCAACAACATAAACTGCATCTCCGGCTTTTACTTGACCAGCAATGCTATTATCAGTATCTGAACGGCGTGTCAAGACAAATGGCGCAGATCCATCAATGCCTTGAGCTGTAATGTAATAAATACCATTTTGTTTTGCGTCAGCTTGGTTTTTAACCAAGATCGATTTACCAGTTGTTTGAGCAACTCCGTCTACTGTAAGTCTTCCGTTTGAATCACCAGTTAAGGTTGCGCCAACTCCAAGAGTTCCATTTGCATATGTACATGCTGGAAGAGCTGCTGCGGTTGCAAAGTCTGCAGCTGCATGCCAGTTCATACCAGAAGCTACAGTATCTACATAGGCTCTAGTGGCTAAATCTGTTGAACTTGTTCCTGCGTTAGCAGCAACAACAGAAGCAACGTTTAGTGTTCCAGTTGAGGTTATATTACCAACTACTGCACCAGAAGAATCTTTTAATTGGATTAAAGGCGCTGTAGCATTAGCGGCTGCTTTAATTACAAAAGCTTCATCATAAACTGTAATTTCAGGGGCGGTTTCAATTCTTAAACGGGCCATATCTCTCCTAGTGTGAGACTTTAAACAACTAGGAATATAGTAATAGGTAAACTATGAAATTATTGGGTTATTCTCTTTA